TTTTTAAAGAAACTTGAACAAAGTTACATATCTTTTTTCCATCAAACTCAAGTTCACAAAGTCCATTTTTATCAAAGCTAATAGAGCCAAGAAGTGGTTCTTCTTTTATAGATAATAAACTATCAGCAAAATCTTGTTCGGTAGTTCCCCATATAAAAACAATATCTGCTGTGTTATCCTTCGTTTTAAGACCAGCATATTCATCTGGCATTACTTTGTAATAAAAATCATTTATACTATCCCATATTATACTAACACTAGAACCCCAACCACCACCACCTTTTATTTGTTTAACTGGACCACCAATACTTGAAATAAAATCTAATAATTCATTTTTAGCTTCTTGAGATTTACCATTTAAAGTTTCTGTAAAAAAAGAATATGCTTTATCATCTGACTTATCAAATTCATCTTCTTTAATTATTTTTTTAACATCTTCAACTTTTGGTTTTATATTAGAACCGCTAAGTCTTGCTACTATATAAACACAACCTTCATAGATTTTAGCTATAGTATTACCACTAAATTTAGTATCAGGATTAATTTTTTCAATTAATTCTTTATCTTCAATAAATTTCTTAAACGGTTTCATACTTCTCCTAGAGATCTAGATTTTCTAATACACATAATGGACAATCATTAGCATCAATTGACCTAAACGGACATATTGTGTAGTGATCTGTTGCGTTAGTTAATTTGATATTAAGTAGAGAACCTTCAGCAGGTTTTTCTCGCTTTTTCTCAGCTTTTGCCTTCGCATCAATAAATAATTTCTTAATTTTATCAGTCATATTCTTATATATTTATAATATTTAAACACACTATATATTCCAATCGTCTACTTTTCTGAGCTTAGGGGTAATCTTAAATGTGAATGGATTAGCCTCAGTATTGGCTTCTGCCTTCTTTTGATAATATTTACCGCTATTATCACCCGCCAAAACCGGTTGTGCATCCTCCTCAATATCCTCCAATTTCATCCTCTTTTTAACAACATTAACCAAGAATTTACTATTCATAGATAAATCACTATAACGATTTTTCAATTGTTTAAATAGGATTTGATTCTTACTACCCGGATCTCCATCTTTAGCAATAATCGCCATCATTAAATCAGCAGTAGCTGGCAATCCAAAACTTTCTGATGTATTAGTTAAATCAGGGTCACTACTACCAAACCCCTCTCTATTCAATTGAGAACTTGTAATAATAGGAACATTACATTCAACCGCTAAACCTCTAATCTCTTCAGCAATAGACTTAATATAAATGTAAGTATTCATATTTGCCGCCCATTTAACTCTACTGGATGCACAAATATTTAGGTAGTCTAATATAATGACTTTTGGAGTAAAATCTTTCTTAATTTTTAATTCTCTTATTAAAGCCCGGAAGTTTCCAACATGAGCACCAGCTGTTGGATATTCTTTAACAATCAATCTACCAATTTTTAATTTCTCTAATTTCTTCTGAAAACTATCTTTTGGAATTACATGTAATTGGTCAATATCAATGTCCATTAAATTTGCATCTATTCTTTCTGCTATTCTTTCTTCCGCCATTTCCATAGTAATATATAAAACATCATATCCCTGTTTCATATACTGACAAGCCAAATGTGTTTTAACTAATGTTTTACCAACACCAGTTCCCCCAAGCAATACCGTAAGGGTTTTTGGAGAAATTCCTCCATTAGTAATCTTATCCATCATTACCATATCAAATGGAATTTTTGATTCTTTCTTATGATAAAATTCCCAACGATCGTCGCCATTCTCCATATAACCATGACCAACACTTTGGTCTAAAGAAATAGCTAACGCTTCTGTAAGAATTTCTGGTATTGCATCTTTAGAAGTCTTTTGATCTTTACCTTCTAAAATTGCAATAGAATCTACAATACCATTATATACAGCTTGATCCTTTGCCCATTTTTCAGTTTCATGTACTAACCATTCTTCATCATCTGTTTTCTTATTATACGCTTTTAAAATATCCAAACAATTCTTATATGTTGTTTCATTTAAATCATCCCTATTTGTAAGTTTTACAGATAGTGATTCCACTGTTGGTGGTTTATGATATTCAGTAAGATGTTCTTGTATTTCTTTAAATATAATTTTTTCAGCGGCATCCTTAAAATATTCTTCTTTAAGAAAAATACCAATAATGCTCGCATAGGTATCATTATGAATTAAATTCTCTAATATCAAAGTTTCCGTTCGCATATTACCCTTTATTTAAAACATCCATTATTATTTTCTTTTCCTTATCAACACCAATGGATAAAAATGGTTTATAATTTTTTACTAATTTCAAATAATCCTTTGAAGCTGGATCGATTAATTGTTTTTCCATATTAGGGATAAAATTTAATACAATATCCAACACAGCAAAGGTTTCTAATGATATAGTCTGTATTAATGCCATTTTTAATATTGACGGATGATTAATCCCCTTTGCAACAAACATTTCATCGAAGGTTTTATCCCACTCCCCCATGTGCGTATAAATTTCCTCAGTATCACGTTTTAAATGAAAATGGAAATTATTCATTCTCTCTTTATATTCCTCATACAAATCACTATCAAACATAGATGGATATGGTACGTTATTAGTAACCTGTGACAAATAAAAGAATATTAAATCTTCTTTGCTTTCGAAAGCCTTTCCGAGATTAGAAAAAATTGTTCTTTGGGCGGAATGTGATCCTCCACCCTCATACTTCATAAATTGTTTTTCCATTGAATATTCATTCATATTCAATTTACCATTATACTTAAAGTAATCATACTCTCTAGTAAAATGTGCATGTATTGCTTGATATGTTATCCAAGCATTAAACGTCCTTTGGTTGCTCTTTACTACCATAATTAAACTCCTTAAATACAGCTTTCTCAAGTTGTTTCATAACATCTTCTGTAAAATACTTTTCTGGATCATTCACTATAGTTTTCTCAAATGCCTTCCCTACAGGTGTTTCATATCTTGTTGACACCTTCTTAAAAATACCATACTTCTCTGCTATCGGTACTAAACCATAATACTTATCTAGTCCCTTGTCATAATCTAACATCATTTCAATAACAGATTCCTCTTTAGTCATTCTACCTTTAACTAATTTTGCTTTAATAATATTACCAATAACATCTGTTCCATCTTTATGTTTTCGTTTTCCTAAAGTAACAATAGTAGATGCTGCATACTTAATTCCTCCTCCACCAGAGATTTCTTTTTTCGGAAACATACTACCAATCGCATCATATGTATGATTGGTGAGAATCAATGGAATATTATGTTTAGCTAACATTAAAGCAAGGGTACGAAATGTACCCCTAATCATTGGTGCCCGTGTCATATCTCTTTTATCAGAACCACTCGCCACATCTCCCATTTCCTTCATTGTAGAAAGNTTACCAAGTGAATCAAGAAATATCATCAATTTACCTTTACTGCGTTTACTATTTTCAATAATNTTAACACACTGCGTTCTGAACTCCTCAACNGTAGCTACAGGAAATAACCCAATACGATTTGTGTCTAAACCACGTTCTTCAATCATATCTTTNGTTAAAGCACCTTCACTCTCAAAATAAATTACAATNTTATCTTTATCTTCTTTAAGAAAATTATTTGCAATACTTAGAGTAATAAAAGTTTTACCTACAGCCTCTGAACCAGCAAAACATGATATTTTATTTGATGGAACACCACCATACATAGACCCACTTAAAAGAGCATTGAGGCTAAACGATCCAGTAGACAAAAAACTAGAACAATCGCCAACAATACCGCTGGATACAACCGACGCCATATCATTGTCAGACTCCTTTATTAGTTGTGAAATAAAATCCTTTACTGCCATACTATACCTCCTTTTTAAAATCAACAAAGTCATCTTCCAGCATATTGTATCTTAAAACATCCTCAAACGATTTCAGTAGTTTTTTTATTGCAACAATATCTTTTTTCTTATTGTGATGGAACATACCATAATTATCTTTTGATGCATCAACACATCGTTGTTCTAACATCCTACTAACATTAACGTATTGTTCTTTTAATGATTCTACTAGAATCATATCAGCTGCATCATAATCAATTTCTACATTAATGCTCATTATTTAATCTCCTTGTCATTAACAATTTCAATAATAATATCACTAGGTAATTGCATATGTTTACATACCTTACATATCATAACTTCTTTTTCATCATTCCTATAATTATCATAATTATGTATACCTAGTGTACATCTTCTTTCTTGTTCTTTTATCTGATAAAAGGGATCGTTTCTATTAATCACAAAATCCATCGCCTTTTAATAGATGTGAGAAGCGATGTGATACTATAGCACATAACAAAAATACTAAATTATCACTCTTATATAATCCTGCTTTACATTTATATGTCCACATATCTACTCCTAAAAAAAAGATTCCAAACTACCGACATTCTCATTTTTCCATCCAATCGCATTCAAGATATTCTTAACTGGTTGAAGAAACGATTTATCAAATTGCATATCATAATCTATATATTTTTCTAAATTAAATTCGATCGGCAATACAGATGAAATAGCAATAACATTTTCACCAATCTTATTAGGTTCTTTCAGATAGGCAAATTTAATCTTATCCCCATCCCGAATTAATTCATATTTATTTGTGAGATTTTGTTCTCTTAAGAAATGATTATAGAGAAGAACACCTCTTACATGAATTGGTGTTGCTTTAATATAAATGTCTTTTGAAGATTTATACTTATCTAGACCGCGGACTGATCTTGGAAATGCTATATTAGTAAAACTTAATTTCTTAAATTTACTACGATAATCCTCAAGGGCAACTTGAACAGTTTTTTCATCCGTATTAATAATAGTTTCTATTAATGAATGAAGATTCTCACGACACCATTCAGGTGTAGAACTTCTAACACTTTCAATACCCATTATTTTTAATTTGGGTTCTTTATATGCTACACCTTCGTTATTATATACATTAAGTATATATCTTTTTTTAGCAGTCCAAATACCTTTGTCTGCTATTACCTCACGCTCCATGAACATTTTCTGTTCATAGCCATTTACATATGTATGAAGTAACTTATAACTCGTGTCAATATATGATTCAATTTTATCTTTACATATCGTATCCAAGAAGGATACGATTTTTGTAACATCACTTCCCTCTGGTAACACACTATTAACCAATTTATCAAACGTGACATAAATGCTATCCGTATCGATCGCAATGACATAGTCTGCGCCCTCTGTTGATAGTAACGTATTTATATATTTATTTATACTTTTCTCAATCCATCTTATAGATAACTGTCCTGATGTTGTAATAGCCTCCGCTTGTTCTGGTGAATAATAAAGAAAATATTGATTAGCCAATGCACCATAGGCACTATTTAATAAAATCTTTTTTGACATCTGAATATTATTATACTTCGCTATATTATTAATCACTTCTTGTGATTTATTCCCACTTTCTTTTTTTTGTTGTTCTTCCAACATTTTCTTTTTAAAAACAACTCTATCATTATACATCTTACTCATTAACTTAGGAAGAAACCCTTGAACATTAGTTCTAAAATGTTCCCCGTTAGGTGTAAGTGTCATATCTTTCTGTTTAAGATAATCAGTATCAAGCTCTTGTCCAACTAACTTATCAACATTAACATCTACCTTAGGATAATCTTTAATAATTGTTTCTGGACTAATATTATATTGCTGTATCAAATGAGGATATAGACTAGCCAAGTCAAAACTAACTACCCATTTATGTAGACCTATATGTGGATCTTTAACATAACCTCCCTCAATTTGTCTACTTGAACTTTGTTCTTTCTTAGCTGGTGTAGCTATTTTTTGATCTTTAAGAAATCGATAGATAATAGCTTCCCAAGTCCTTACTGGTGAAAATACATCTTCAAAATTAATACCAGAATCATATGCCATCGTAATTATCAAATCTAGCAATTTCATCTTATCATCAAGCTTTTTTACAATCTCAACATCCCTTATATTATAACTAATAAACTTCTGATAATCAGTTTTATATAATTCATAGCCCGGTATTTCATCCTGATCTTTCCTTAATCCTAATTCAACCTTACCAATATAATCCAACTTATATGATTCTCTAATTTTATAAGTATATTTTTTATATAGGTCAAGATAATCAAGAACCGAAACACCAGTAATCAAATAGGTTTGGTTTTCTTTACCAGCAATTTTTATATTCTTCTCGTATATATTCTTTATTGGTGATAAAGCTTTTGCTTCTAATCCATATCTATTCAACCGATTTATTATATAAGGAATATCAAAAAACTTAC